TATTAAATCTATATGGGCTACTTTTACTTTTATAAATATTGAGGGAACTGTTGATCCTCGCATCACACCTGGTTACACGACGGCCTGGGACTTGATAGCTTCTGCAAACTTTACTCAAAAGTCTGTAACTGGTTATGTGGGCATAGGGACAACGAATCCATCCGTCGCCCTTGATGCCTACACGGGTTCCATGAACGCGGCAAGCCTCGCTCTAACATCGACTCCTTCAGCCGCCGCAAATGTCCTGACCGTAATTAACACAACACCAAGTACGGGAAATATAGCACAGTTTTCAAATTCTTCAGGAACAGTCATGATAATTACTAGTTTAGGCAAGATAGGCATTGGGACAGCGAATCCAACCAGCACGCTTCAAATTGCCGGCAGCCTAGCCAAAAACTCTGGCACTTTTGATATTCCTCACCCCTTGCTCCCACCGCCCGCTCGTCTTGTGCATAGTTTCATAGAAGGCCCGAGATGCGATCTTATATACCGCGGCTCTGTTAAACTTATTAACGGCACTGCAAATGTAAACATAGATTCCGATTGCACTTCTAATTCGGCACACGCTATGACGCAAGGAACATTTGTTTCATTGTGTTCAAATCCGATTTATTATCTCCAAAACTCAACATCTTTTGATAGAATAAGAGGAAATATTAATGACAATATATTGACTATAATTTGTGAAAACAATACATCAAGTGATTTAATAAATTGGATGGTTGTGGCCGAGCGTTCGGATCCTTTTGTAAAGCATTGGGACCGCACAGATCCAAACGGAGCGTTAATTCCAGAATACTAAACAAAAGTTTGCTACTATTAGAATGGCTGCCAAGGAGATTCTCCTTTATGGCAGTTCGCAAAGTCGGGACATCAGTCTCTATCCTTCAGGGAACTCTTACACAATATTCTTGTCGAGTCCCGTGAAGAATATAGAACGTGTGGACCTGGTGAGCGCGCGCGTCCCCAACTCCATGTACAATTTGACAGACGGAACTGGGGCCCTCACTATAAGCTCTACTCTGGTCAATCTAAACCCCGGTTTTTACGGAGTTTACGACATGGCGACGGCCCTGACCAACACCGGCCTCGTCACAGTCGCCTACCTAACTTTTGAAGGAAAGTTTATATTTAGTTCAGCCATTCCTTTTGACATCCAGGTCAACTCTTCGGAACTTTCCAACATACTGGGAATACCTGTGACTTCGACGGCCGTGGCCGCCACGCAGGTCCCTGGATCCGGCTCCTCATGGCCCACGTACGCCAACCAGTACATCCTGACCTCGAATGTTGTTGTGAACGCCTCTGTTGGGGAACAAATATTCCTGGATATCGACGAGCTCAGGACCCCTCGACACGTATTCACGGGCGGGCTGCAGTACGTAACCCAGCAGTCGGGTTCAGTCACATACACGACGCAACTCACGGCCGGTTCCGGCCCAAGTCGGGCGTTTGCACCCATTACACTTGACGTCAATTCGGGAAATATCAAGAACTTTGCGGAAAATAAAGATTATAAAATTTCTGTTTTTTACCCTGAACCGATCAACTCTTTGCAGAGGCTGACGGTTCGCTGGCTGGATATAAACGGCCAGCCTTTGGTATTCAACGGACTTGAGCAAAACTCCTTCATGCTGCGTTTGCATGTACGGGCCAAAGTCATGGAGCCGACAGAGGAGGAGAATGATCTCGAGCGCCGGGTCTCGGAGCTTGAGATTAAACGGTTTATAGAAGAAAAGACGGAACCGCCCCCTCCGCCTCCGAAAAAGACGCGGTTTGGCAGGTGGACAGTTGTCCTGATGGCCCTCCTGGGCCTCCTGGGGTATGTTGTGTACAAGAGATTTATTAGCCCCAATCCTGTAGGGGAACTCTAGCGCGTAACTGCGTAGACCTGGCCTGGCTTGTTGATGACAACGTTGCGGGCCGTGGCCTTGATGATCATATAGGCAACTACCGACAGAAGCGTCGTCAGCAGAGCCGTGACGAGGTAGAACTGGCTGGTGTCCTTGGGGACCTGGACGAGCATGGCCACGACGGCCCGGACAAAGTCGAGCCAGCTGAGGGATGCGGTCAGGGCAAGGGACCCAACGATTGCGTTAAGAGCGAAGGACTCAACCTCGAGTGCTGCTGATACAACGGCGCTGGCCATTTACTGTAGGGCAAGAATTTTTATTTTAGTGCCATGATGCCCAGACCCACTACTGAGAGGGAGGTTGTGACGAGCAGGACCTTCTCGCGCCAGTCCTGGGCGCATCCGCACTTCTGACGCTGGATGGTCCAGAGGGAGCTGGCCAGAGCAAAGAAGGCCACGAGGCCAAAGAGACCCAGCATTTTGGTGAGGATCATGGGTGGCTTGAGCAGATAGACTACGAGAGGCCACACAAGGGCCAAAAAGTACCAGTACTTCAGGACCTTGCGCCGCCAGTCATTCGCACACGGGCAACCCGTCCGCTCGAGGCTGAGAATCCAACTCAGAGCCATTATGTTGAGGAGCGTGCCCAATATGGCTATCATCTGTATTATTGTCAGAGAATTTTCATTCAGAGTCGTAGTCGGACGAGTCTGGCTGAATATTTGAAAAGTTTTTGAATAATTCATCTTCGTCATCAGAGTCGCTCAATTGAAAAATACTAAATTTTGTTTTTTCAAATGGTCGGGGTTCCCTGATGACGGCGTAGAACACGCCAAAGCAATCCCCTCCGGGATCAAAGGGCTCCATCTATTATTTAGGTCCTTTTGTAAAGGCTCATTTTGTCGCGGTCTCAAGGCAAATACACGATGTACCCGTTATCCCCCTTGCCGTCGAACAGGTTTTTAATAGTCTTGAATCCATCAATCTCCAAGAATGTATAGTGTCTGGCCCATATAGTCAGGATACGGTCTGACGGGTTTCGCCAGTTTGGCATGGGTTGTAAAAAGAAATCAAAATATTGATTTTTTATTCTTCCTAAATTTACTGAACCCGCTGGCTTGGGGTTTTCAGGGTCTTGGGAAAATGAGTACATGTAGAACGGCTTGGTGGGTACTCGCGTGTGATAGTCTATAAACTGAGTAGTCCCTAGGTAGATTGGAGTAGCCCACAAGGGATCTACGCGCATGACCCCCTCAAAGTACATACCCATCGAGTTGAGTTGATTTATATTCGAATATGTATTTGACCAGTACTGACTACTCGTCCCTCCCTGTGCAGTATTCGAGTAATCAAACCAGTAGTCGGGCGGCGATGAAGAACTGTTACGAATAGTGAAAAAAAGCTCTTTGACTGGGTGAAGAAAGTCGGTTACGCACCTTACGTTGGCGCTTTGTTTCGTCACGACAAACTGCGATCTTTGTACGCTTTCTCCAAGGTAGATTACAGGGCCTCTGTTTTTTATAAAGTTTTTTTCAGCCTCACTCAAGACTACAAATTCTGTATAAAAATTAAATTGCATCGACGGAATTGAAAATGGCACCGAGCCACTTAAGAAAGAAGTAGTAGGATTGAGAGAAATCCTAAAGCTCATATTTGGAACAAGAGGAAGTCCGTGCTTCAAGCACTGGAAAGGAAGAGGCACGGTGAACTTGAACGGGTAACTCGCTGGAACGAAAAACGTCGAAGGCGTCCCATCTCCGATGACGCTTAAAAGAGCCGTCTGTTTGCTTGTTGGGATCTGGCATTCGTTGAGAATACCTATGTACTCCCCCCATAGCCTCTCTATGAGCTCATTTCCTGAATAAAGTTCTACGTAGTTTATCATCAATAAACCAGCCTGAGTACCAAAAGTTAGTCCCTGATCTGCTCCGAATGTGAATGCCACGTACATGGCCGTCATGAGATCGCCGTTAAGAGGTATTTCAGTTGATACTTCTTCTCCAAAAGTTGGAACATTTTGGAAAGATACGTCTATGACCCGACTTGCGTAAAGTCCCTGGGCGGGATAAGCCTCCTTGAAGAAGGTGATTTCGGGTTGTCCGGACAAGACAATATCTTCTTGACCGAGCTGAGACAAGAGTTGCCGTCCAGCCATCTACTATTATTGATACATAATTCCTGCAAGACCATTTTCAACGCGAAGAATGTTGTAGTTGACTGCCAAGAGGCGTATGGTTTTTGTAGCAAGAGAAGACAAGGTGGGCAGGTTAAATTGAATATTCTTTTGGTATATTCTGCTCATATTGACTGAACCTGTGGGGCGGGGGTTAAGGGGGTTCTTGCACAATGGGATCACGTGAAGAACACGCGTTGGCGGTCGAGCGTACTTTTCCAACGGGCCTATGAATCTCATAAAGTTATAGTCCATGGTGCTAGAGTCGACGTAGTCTTCGCCATTAAAGGTCAGGGATACTCCCATACTCGAATCAGTCTCATATACATAAGGACCATCGGACGCGTCCTGAATGACGAAATAGAGTTCGCGGACAGGGCCTAGGAAGTTTATTGGGAAGGTGAGTCCGGCGTTGAGAAGAAAGCTATCGTATTGCACTTGCCGAAACACATAATCTTGACGATGGCTCTGGAACCACTGTACTTCCGGATCGGACAAGTAGGCATAGTCAACAACCATGGATGGGACTACAGAAAAAGGCGTGGTTTGAGAATTTTGATTCACTAGTAAATTTTGGTATTGATTGAACGTGACCCATATTTCAAGATCCTGAAGCCCGAGTGTGCATATAGGCAGAGATAGTTCTGCAGAACCATAGAAGAAAAAGGGCAAATTTATATAATATGTCCTAGGATTGTAAACTATTGATGCGTCTTGCTTTCCGGTCAGAAGGGTCAAACCTGGCTGATTTTCTTGAGGAACAAATAAATCATTATAAATTTCAATCATCTCTCCTGTAAGAGTCTGTATCGATTGTCCGCCCATCCTGAGTTCCGCGCTTTGAATAAGATACGTTCCGACAGAATCAACATATGAATAAGAAATTGTTTCTCCTGAACCGGTTAAACCCGTAAATGTGAAATATGTATTTGCCGTAACATTTGTGTAAACTTGGCCCGTTTGCGTTCCGGTGAGTCCTGTTCTGATTTGGTAATTGTTTGCCGCGGCATCTGCCGTATAAATTGGTACTATGAGATCGACAGAGTACCCTCCTTGCAATCCCAAGGGTAGAGACCTTGACGATACTAGAGAGGCCGCGGTTTCGTTTCCGGGAATGAGGGACGCCGCCAAGACGGCGTCAGACGCCCCGGACCATACGGATATATTTGATAAATACGCATTACTCGTTTCGATGTAAGCACTTATTCTATATTGTGAGACGTTGCTAAAGTTCAAGTTTCCGCCTCCGGTCACGGCAATGTGATAAGAGTTTCCATAAATATTAGAAATTGAATAAAGATTTATATTTGAAGTACTTAGGGTGTAATTTGCCACGTTTGCCCTTGCAAGAAGACCGTTTTGCCTAAAATCATTTTGTTGAGAAACTTGGGGAAAAGTAGTTGTTCCAAAATATTCTATGCCAAAACTCGTGAGAGCGATGGCATTTCCGAGAGCCGCGCTGTCATTTGTTGAAACAACTATTGAATAATTATTTTTCGTAGGGTTCAATACTTGCACAGGCAGTGCGAAATTGACGCTAGGGCTCGAGGCTTGGGGACTGTTCCACTGGGACACTACGTTTGCCTGGCCAAACTTGTTGAGACCCGTGAGTTGTTGCTCTATGAGGGCCACTGAGCTGATCGTGTTTGCTGAGTTTACAGAGAGCGTCCCATATATATTATAAAGCCCTGAAGATCCGAATGCAAAAGTGTTGCTCAACGTGTTGGCCGTAATCTGCTGCAATATACCAGCCTGCACAAGGTTGGAAAAAGGCAGGGTATTATCAACTATTGCAGCGTTAGCCCCTACATTCCAAAAATCGTTAATATCTTCTACTATTACTTCTATATCTGCACCTATTGTACCAAGAGTCGCCCCTTCGAATTCAACAAAGTAATATTGAGAAGTATCTGTGACGCGTATAGGCAACACCGCTCGGGCATTTTCGTTCGCGAACTGAACATTATAAGTATAAACAAAGTCATATGTGTATGCAGTAATGGGGCGGGAGTCCGTGGGCCAGTGGGCCACCCCTATGCGCGTAGGGGCCCCAAGACCCGTCGCGGTTATAGTTATTGTATAGACTCCTGCATACTTGAACTGGAGATTCCCTCCCTTGGTCGTATAAGAAATGAAGGAACTCACGCCAATTACATTTGAAAAATTTTGAAATTGTATATATGCCGGGGCTAGGAATTGGTTCCCTTGGCCTGGAAGGATGACTGGGGTCCCCCCAGCTACTGCAGGTGATGTGATTGAAATACTGGGCCCGACAAACAAAAGGGAGTTGGCTGCGTTTAGAGTGGCTGATGCGCTGTATGGTTTCCAGCCCGACAGCGCCACGCCAAAATTGCTAGGTGTCGTAGTTCCGGGAAAAGTCCAAAACGTAGCCGGTAGACCGTTGAGAGTTCCTTTACTTGAAAAGCCGTTGGGATCCAAACCCCAGAAAACAGCGATAGTTTGCACATCTGCCGAATAAACAGCGAGGCTCGTCACCCCCGTGAACTCAAACTGAGCCAAAGATGAGCTGTATGTAACATATGGAGAAAGAGCCGAGCCTATCCATGAAGGAGAGGGCGGGGGGACTATAAAGTAAGTCTGGACTCCCGCAGTTACAGTAGTCTTAACAGAACTTCCGTTTATAAATAAATAAGGTTGCGGATTCATGGTCTGAACGGGCCGATTCCACTGATACAGGGTACTTGCGGGGTAGAGTTGTGGTAAGGTGACGGCCAAAGTAGTTGACTGTATCACGTCTCCTTTGAATGGAATTCGGCAAATTCCCTGACTTCCCCAGCTAATAGTTTGACTTTGAAACGGAATATTGAATGATTGAACACTAAAAGGAGTGTGACGCCTGTAAACCCCCCTGAAGTATGTAACTTGTGGGGCCCCTGTAAGGTACGCGTCTTGCATTCCGAGAGCGGCGAGTTGGACCTCTCCTGCACTCATTCTACTAACTTGCTTGGAAAAAAGGGGGGGGCGCGCAGCGCTGTGTTCAGAAATATGTCCGCAAGTCTCAGGATGACGATTCAATTGCGGAAATTCGACCCGAGAGTGATGGCCGACGACAAGGTCTGCATATTCATAGGGAAGCGTGGTACGGGAAAGACGAGCCTCGTCACGGACATACTTTGGCACAAGAAGCACCTACCGGCCGGGATCGCCATGTCTGGTACAGAAGAAGGAAACGGACACTACAGGCAGTTTATCCCAGACCTCTTTGTATACGGCGAGTACAACAAGGCGGCCGTAGAGAAGATTATAGATAGACAAAAAAGAAACATAGCGGCCGGGAAGGTTTCACCAGTCTTTATTCTTATGGACGACTGCATGTATGACCGGGCCTTTATGAGAGACTCGTGCATTCGCCAGCTCTTTATGAATGGGCGCCACTGGAAGATATTCTTTATGATGACGACCCAGTACTGTATGGATATGACTCCTATGATTCGGACCAACGTAGACTATGTCTTTGTTTTGCGAGACAACGTTCGTCAGAATCGTGAAAATCTTTACAAAGCTTTTTTCGGCGTCTTTCCAACCTTTGACCAGTTCTGCCAGGTGATGGATGCCTGCACGGAAAACTATGAGTGTTTGGTCTTGGACAATACTTCCAAGAGTAATGATGTCCAGAATTGTGTGTTTTATTACAAGGCGACTCTTCGGAAGAACTTTCGATGTGGTTCAGCCGCCCTCTGGGACTTTCACCGACGGCATTATAACCCCAAGCACGGCCTCGCAGGATCCAAACCAGGAGCCTTGTCCAGGAAGCCCGGGGCTGGTACTTTAGTGGTTAAAAAGGTCTAGAGACCGACCCCGCGGCTCAACGTGTTCAAAAAATTAAAAGACAACCATAAATGGAACCATATGATGCGAATGGTTCCTCTGATATTTCATCCGCAATCCCTCAAGGACTCCTCGAGACGCCGCTGAATCCTCCGGAAAAAAACGTTGACGAATCTCAAATGGCGGAGTTTTCTACGTCACTTGACGAGATCGTGCCCCCGGGACCTTCGATGCAGATGCAGAACATGGCGATGGGACAGGTCCCACCCCCTTCCGCACCTATCCAGCAGCAACAGCAACAGCAGGCCCGTCCCGGAAAGATCCCGTTCAATATGTCACAGGAGCAGTACATGTCAGCCCTGGCGGGTCTCGCGGCGGTGGTTGCCGGCTCCAAGCAGGTCCAGGAACGCATAAACTCCTTCTTTCCCAATATCGAAGAGGGGTCTATGACTGCCATGCTCATCACGGCCCTTGTGGCGGCCCTGGTTTTCTATGCGGCTCAGAAGTTTTTGTGACGAGTCCGCAGGACTCGGACCGCTGGGTCTCGTGATGTCAAGGATCACGACCCTTCGGGTCGGTCTCTAGGGCTTGATATCCTCCCCGCAATAGGGCCCGACTTTGCCCATAGTATACAGCCCGTGGTCTGAGCAATACTTTTTAAAATCTTTAAAGTTTTTCCAAAAGTTGGTCGAGTGCTCGTATTCCGTTACGGACGAGTGACACAGCTCGTGAATCAGCACATGCATCGCTGTATTGACCCTTGTTTCTGGGTCAATACTCGGATCCATATCCATGCAGATGTAAATCTCGTAGCCTTTGTTGACGTTGAAGCCTATAGCGCCCTTTGACTTGTTCCAGCCATTCATGGCCGTCAGGATAACGCGGCGCTTTATGGGCTCCCAGCGAGGATCCAAGTTTGCGTCATTGTGAAGAATCCACAGGAGCCTATCGTAGCGCTCCTTGAGTTTTGTCAAAAGGGGCGGTTGATCATTAAGGGCGAGGATTGCCACAAGGAGTCCAAAGAGCAGGATGGCAACCACGCCCTTCATCTACTCTTACGCAAACAAAATTTAGTATACAAATCTGAAATAAGACCATTCGGCCTGGAGATCATAGGCTCCCACATCAAGACTTCAAACCCAAGGCGGTCTATAAATTCAGGCCCGTCCAGCATGGGCTCGGCGCGAGGCCCGTCCGCATAGAAAGGTCCGTCCGCCAGGTTTACCCAGAGGCGATCTCCGCGGATCTCGAGAGTGTTCCCGAGACGGTCACTCCAGGGCTGGCCGTTTGTAAGCATCTCGGCTCGAGCCTTTTCGGGGACTATGCCTATGAGAAGACCGCCTGGAGAGAGAACCCTATTGATTGCCTCCAGAGACTCGGCGTAAGAGTCGACTATGTAATGAAGTGAAAAGTTGTAACAAATCACATCAAACGGCCCCTCGACGTTTCGAATATCACCAGGACCGACGATGCGGACCTGGCTTCCAGACTCGGCGGCTCGTACCCTTGCCTCCACAAGAGCAGACTCGTCAGGGTCAATAGCAAAAACAGTAGCCTGCTTCAACATCTTCCACTTGTGCAGGTCCCCGCCTCTACCACACCCGCAATCAAGGACCCGGGCTCCAGGCCAGACATAGTTTCCAATCAGATCTCTTTTACACTTATTGTGCAGTTTGCGCATCTCTTGCGCCATTTTACTTACTTAAAAAATAAGAGCCCTTTACTTTTAAATGGGTTCTCTCGAGCCAGACTACCTGACGATTCCTGGACAGCTCTTTGCTTGCATTTCTTTTGTTGGTCCCGACCAGCCCCAGAAGAACGACCTTCTCGGTATGAAGATTCGTGGATGCTTCCCGACCCGTGATGAGGCTTCGAGTCACGCCAAGCGCCTCCAGAAGGAGGATGGCCTGTGTGACATCTATGTCGTCGATATGTACAAGTGGCTCCTGATCCCGCCGAACCGCGACCAGATCGACAATGTCCACTATGCCAACGAGAAGCTCGAGGAGATTATGGTCAAGTATCGCGAGAATCAGTCTCAGGCTGCGGCGATGTTCGAGAAGCGCAAGCGCGATATGATGGCCAAGCCTCTAGACGGCCCGTATCCTTACGCAGACCCTTCGGATGAGAACTCAATTTATTACAACCGACCAGATGTTCCGCCAATTCCCCACCCCGCAGAGATCTTCGACAAGCTCAAGGAGGAGTTTCCAGAGAAGGATGAGGAGGTCCTTCGGCGTATGGCGGCCGCGGAGGTTAGCCTAGAGATTGCCAAGCGCAAGAAGGAGGATGAGGAGCGTCGTGCAGCGGGCGCAGAGAACCCTGAACTTCAGTCAAAGATTACAAAGGATGGCGATCCTGTGACCCCAATTAGTGAGATCGTACCCATCCCCGGGTTTAAAATGTAAATATCTAATAGATGTGGCTCACAGTAGTGAGTTTGGCCCTAGTCGCATGGCTTCTCTCGACAGCATATAGCCTTCTGCCGATGCTCAAAGCGCCCTCTTGGGACAACCCTTTTGCAAAGCCCCCATATTACGACTATGATTTCATGAAAGAAGTGACAGATTCTACTCGGCGAGAGGGGGCCTGGGTAGGGTTTCTTCAGGAAGATGTGTATAAAAACAGAACTGGACCAATCGGAGAATTCGTGGGTAACGATTCTCCGAGTGATAAAGCACCCTTGTATTTGATTACGGTCTAGAGACCGACCCGAAGGGTCGTGATCACGAGCACCGGGGCTTGCAGCCCCGCCTCGGTCTCTACTTTCCGTGAATGACCATAGGTCTCATCGTCATCAAGACTCCCATGACGATAACTCCTATCGCAATTCCAACAATTAATTTATTGTCAAAAAAGTTACTTCTTTCCTCGAACTGGTACCTTGGTTGCTGGAACCTTACGGGCGGGGGTTCCGGCTCCGGCTCCAGCCACTGGGGCGTGTACTCCACTGGAGGAGGCGTCGGAATCCGAGTCTGATCCATTATCAGTCACGTCACTCTCGTCTCTATCTGGAACAACAAAACCATCAAGATCACTGTCGTCATCATCCTCTAACTCAGAATCGCTAAACTCTACTCCAGAACAGACGTCAGACTCCTCCTCGTCATAGTCATCAGAACCGTAGTCATCCTCGACCTTTTCTACAGGCTCGTAGCGTACCGGCGCGCGAACTGCACGGCCGTACCGGGTGCGGATCTCAGGCGCGGTGGTGGCCTCCAAGGGCGTCGATATGGGGGCTGCGTCCAATAGGGTTGACATCTATGGTAAACATGGGTTTTGAATCGTTTAAGTAAAGCGTTTGTGGCTGATCTGGTATGACTTCATTCAAATATTTTGGCCTGAATACTGTTCCGTTCACAATTGCTCTCTGATTCAGCAGGACCTCTCCTTCATAGCCGAGGCGGTCTGCTAGAGAATTTATCTCATCCGTAAAGTTTGTATTCACAAGACCCAAGTTTCTGGCGTGATCTACAGCTCTGTACAAAGGCCCTGGCTCGAGTTCCTTATCAAATTCTCGGAGACTCGTCCGGAACAACATCCATTCGTCCGGATCCAGGCCCGAGTACTTGTGAAACTCCTGTTCGAACTCCCGAAAACGCCCCGCGCCAGGTCGGGGGAAGAAGATCCACAAGACGAGGACGAGGAGAAGTATCCACACAAACAGATTCATTACTAATAGATGGCGGGAGAAAATGCTCGCGGCCAGAAAACTCGAGACACTCTTCGTCAAGACATTTTTGGACAATAGTTTTTCCGTTGATATAGAACCACACGTGATTTGACTTGTGGACGGCCCGTATACGCTCGCACCACTTTGAATCAGTCTCTACGCAGAGCCCCTTGCCCTCTCCCTTCTTTGTCCTTCGGATGGCCCTGACCCTGGCGTTTTCTTGACCTTCCATGTTATTCTGAATAAACTGCTCAAGACGTGAAGAGTCTGCGGCAAAAGAAGCCGACTTGGCCCGCCCAGACTCGCCGCCAGTCGTGCGGACTGAGAAACGCTTCAGAGCATCGAGACAAGGCGCCGCGTTCAAAGGCTTTCCGTCTGGAATGGAACGCCACGGGACATAGGCCCCCGTGGCCTCCTTCTTCAGGGACCATAGGCATCGAAGACCGGCTCCTCTGTATACGCTAGCGTCTATAGTTTCGGGCCAGTGCTCCTCTTCAAGTTCCAAAAGTATCTGGGTTCTCAAAGAAAGAGCTTCTGATTTTGTAACAACAAGGTCAGGCCAATGCATGTGAATTCCCGACTTGACTTGGCCTTTGTCTTCACGGGGAGGGGCGCGGGCCACGAGGCACTGCAGGCTCTCTGCGACGGCCGCGTGAATCTTGCGGCAGAGTTCGAGGGCCGAGGAATCTTCGAGAGGCTTTTCGGCCCTGTAGTCAATATCAACAAAAAACCGGAACTTTTCAGTTTTTTGTTCGACGACATAGAGTTTCTTACCACATGCGAGGTCAGAGAGATAGGCTCTCCAAAACTCGTCGAGGTCTCTGTCGGGAACGTGGAGCTGCCCGCCATTCATTAAAACATGGGTTGGCGCCTCGTCACCTTTGCGAGACCATTTTAGAATTTGCATCTTATTAATAATGAGTTTCTTTCCTCTAAGACTTCCACCCAAAAAAGTCATCAAACGCGCTCCGGGTCTTTTGTGAAGGCGCCTCGTGACCCCCCACGAGAGCCGCTTCCGCAAGGGAGATCTGAGCCGCTTGCTTGGCCCCCTCAATCTTCTCCTCCTCTACCTCGATAAAGTGATAAATTTGTTGCATAGAATACTTGAGAAAGTCTGCTGGCGGCGTGGAGTCATCACCACGTAGATTCAAAAGGCGGGCGATAAGCTGGTCCTTCTTTTGAGTCATTTGTTTTAAACTCTTTTTTTATTTTTAACCCATTACATTTCCAAACGTCCCCTTGAATCCGTCAAACATGTTGTTTTGAGTACCGTAAAAGAATATTCCAAACATCATACCTGGATAAGTTCCCTGAAAAGTCCCGACAAACGACTCGAAGCCATACTGGCCTGCAGCCCAATAAATTCCATAAGTAGTGAAAATTAAAGTAAATAATTGAACAAAAGCCATGAAGAAGCGGATGCGTTTTCCTGCAAACATCTTGGCTCGCAGAATATTTCCAAATATAAGATCTACCGTCACGCCAAGTGTTAGACCGAGCAGGGCAAGAATAAGCATGGCCCACATTTCTCTTTTCGGGTCGTGCGTTCCCGTGTTTCCTAGTTTGTTCCCCCTGCCAAGACCAACCCTATTTTGTGGGAACATCTCGGCCCATCTTGGAGGGGTCAGAGCCGCCTTTATTTTGTTTAAAGTCCCGGGAGGTTGGGGAGGCGGGACAGGCGCCTGCATCTACTAAGGGCGTATAAAAAAAGGTTGTTTTTCCGGTTTTGCTAGAAACTTTTGAAACTGTGGGTTCCTGAGGACGTGGGTCCGTATCATGTCCCAGAGGTCCCTGCGGCCCGTGATTCCTTCGAGTGTATCAAACTCGCACGAATCATTCTCATCGTAATTCTTTCGGAAAGGAACTTGGCGCCCATCCATCTTGGCCTTTTCCTCGTTGAAGCGAGTGACTATGTGACTCTGTTCATTCTCAGTCATAGGGACGTCAAAGACGTACACGTGATACACGTTGTTTACCCCTTCCGAGTCTTTGAAGGAAAAACTGAAATAGGAATACGTTCCCTTTTTCAGATTTATGATCCCACGAGTCTCTTCCTCTAGCTCGCGAACTGCACAGCGTAGAGGGTTGAAGATTTCACGGCGGCGACACCCGCCCGTTACAAATGTCCATTCTTTGTATCTTCGGTCGTGGACCAATAGGAACTTGGCCGGGGCCCCGTTCACAGAACTGCTCACCGGAATCGCTATACTTTTATGCCTTTCGTGCGGAAGGTCGTTCCGCCTCGGTGATGGATCCATCACGCTCTACTACTGGGCTGTCAAAATAATTGGCCAGGTTACGCGAGCCAGGATCATAACTAATCAAAAACACGAGTCCCAAAAGGAGGATCCAAGGCCAGAGCTGCATCTGTAAAATACGAGGAATTTAATTAGCGTACAGAACCGATCCCATGCCCTTCTGGAGACGGAGCACGTTGTAGTTGACTGCGTAGATGTAGGGGGTTCCTACGTAGCCTGCGAAACCAGAACCGCCCCAAGCTACCGATTGCTTGAGAGTCAGGCCCTGGAGGCCATTCGTCAATCCCGTGGGAACTACTAGACGGTACGTGTCTAGCCGTGAAAAGTTGAGGGTTCCGGTCGGCTGAAGCTTCGAGGTATCCAGACAGTACGGAATCAACAAAATGGGGGTCTCGGCGCCGTTTGCATTGTAACCCCATGGAGTGTGGTAATAGTGGTTCACATCAGACCACAAAGGAAGAGGTCGTGACTCGCCGACATCCACACCATTAATCTGTACCTTGAGTTGGTAATTGGCAGCAGTGGCTGAATTACCTCCAAAGGTTGAATTTGCGTCAGTAGAATAAGTGTTTCCGTACTGAACACACTGGAAGGCTAGAAACTTGACTGGCTGCGCCAGGGCAAGCTCCTGTACGGCGTTGGTGCCGATTGGAACCCGCTGAACCTGAGTAATAAGCAGGTCGTGTGTCGCCTGAGCGAAGTACTCGCGCTCAGCCTGATCGAGATACACAAAGTTGCACCAGCATTGATAAGACAGAGCTGTATAAGTAGTTGCGGAAGGCACCGCTGGTGATGTATTGTTACCGAGAGTGCTTGCCCAGGTAATGCGAATCTCAACATCATGGTACTGGAGCGCCACGAGGGGCAGGCTTACAGACCAGTCCTTGCAGAAAAAGAACTTGAAAGGATAAAACGAAGATTTCTTGTTGCCAGGTTTTGTTACGTTATCTTGACCAGTATTCGTGTTCAGGTACCTCTGGGACCAGTTCTGTGCACCAGTGACTGGCTCGACATCAAGATCGTAGTTGGCGTCATGCAAATCAATCACCTGGCCGCCTATGAGGAGCTCAATGCGATCGATGACCTGCATCCAATCGAGATTGGGAACCTGGGCTCCGTTGGGGTCACGGGCCGTCAGGTACATATAGGACAAAAGGTCTCCCTTTTTCTCAATACGCACGGTAGAGATGGAACCAGGAAAAGGGATTCCCTGAATAGTCTGACGCTCTGGAGCTGCTGCGTAGTGAGTGTACCGCTTGTAGTTGGAACGGAAGAAGGAGATTTCTGGCTTGCCCGAAAGCCAAGTATCCTGGGCACCAGTAGCGACGAGCTGGACAATACCTCCACTCATTTACTAAGTACATCTAGTTTTTTCACACAGTCGCCCACGCGGGGATCGCCAAGGGGTTGTTGACCACCTGGTTCCGGGCAATATTGAGGTTGCGCTGAGAGGCCAGAGGGTTCGGCTCGCTCTTGTTGTTGTTGAGGTTCCAGTTCTCTGGAGGCTTGTACGGGCCAGCACCACCCGCAGCGTGGAGATCCATGGGGCCTGGACGAAGAGGAATAGACTCGGCGCGAGCACGAGACGCGGCACCATTTGCACCCTGGGGATCGGCCCGGACATTCATACGACCTCCATTTGCGGCCCGATCAGGGTTTACACGATTTCCAGTCAAGTGGGGCAAAGAAGTATCGGTCAGTTGCGGGTTGTACGCTTGATAAACCTGTGCATACTGTCCAGGACCCATCTCCAGGCCATCTGTGCGCATACCCGTCTCCTGGCGAATAGTCGTCTTCCGGGTCTTGATCTGGTCGGGCCGGCCTTCCGGAGCCCGGATGATACCCTGGCCCTGTCCGCTATTCTGGGCAGGAGGGCGCGTCCACGTCTTGGTCACCTTGGCCTGGTGTGCCATCTGGCCGTTGATGAGACCCTTGTCTGGGAAGGCGATACCTCCACTCTTGACAAAGTAGTTGGCTGGCCCCTCGCCTCCGGGCAGCGTCACAAGCTTTTCTTCGTTCACGTTGTTGGGCAAAGCACGGAAGAACTGCTGGAAACCGCCAATTGCCGGAACGCTGGGATCAGCACCCAGACCCGGTCCTACGTTAACTCTCTCGACGGGCTGGAGGTTGTTCATCTTGTTCGTGACATTCTCACGGTCATACAAGTCGTAGACTGGCTGACCGTGTGGATACCTGTTGGCCATTGTCGAAAAGTCCTGAAGAGAGGGAACGGCCTCTTTGGGAGGAAGATAAGTATCACCAATACGCCGGCCAAAAAAGGGATTAATAGGACGAAGTCCGAATGCATCTGCTTGCATTCCAGGTGCGGCGGCAGCCATATCCACATCCTTTCGCGTCACTTGATGAGGAGTCATAATAGGCACAGTGGTTGCAGGAGCAGGTCCAGAATCACTGAAACGCTGACCCGCAAACACAAGACCGACGATTGCTGCTAGAGCCAATGGGTCCATATTACTTTTACTTTATATTTTAACCCACGTACTTAACCCGGCCTGGACCGGACATTGCGGCCCAGGGACTTGGGCGGAGATTCAGGTAAGGAACGACAGTCGGGTTGCGTTGGTTAAAACGGCTATTCTGGTCGTTGCTGTACGTGCTGATGGGATCAAACAGGCGAACGGGGAACGGATCTCCGCCAATGTACAAGTTGGGGAAATCGTAGGGGGTCTCTGCATACTGGTTCTTCCAGGTGGTTGTCGTCTGCGAGCGCAGGCGGTCATCTTGCTTGACAACATCCTCAAGCAGAATTTGAGCGGGGCCTTGCCAGATCCGTGGCTGGAGCATCAGCCGATCAGTCATCAGGTTGCGACCCATTATTGTTTGCGGAGGTTTTATTTTCCAAGTCCGAAGAACTTGTTTCCCCCGGGGCGAGAATATTACATATTCCCTTAATGCCCATTACCCGCGCGCATCTGGGGACGTTCTGGGAAGTGGAAACGGTCGCTCTCGAGATCTGCGACGCCTGAACCATCCTTGGCGAAGGGTGCAAACTTGGCCCCAAAGGCGCCCTCCGCAAAGGCGTTCTGGTCGTTGGGAATGGTTGTGCTTGCTGGAGTGTAGAAATTGCGTTGCGCCTCCTTCTTATTCTCGAAGGGGTGGATAAAGTCCCAAACAACATCTGTTTGTGGCTTGACGCTTGCGGACCATGCTGCTGGGGGGCGGTCGGGGTTGTCCACATAATCTGTCATGAGCACGTTGCCCATGGGGTTGTCAATAGTAGGCATAGTCACGGTGTCGCGGGCCCAATACGGAGCCCGACCCTCCGTCTGAGTCGGACGAATCTTTCCGTCTGGAATCTGATTATTTGTATACAAAAAGTAAAGTGCGGCGAGAACAAGTATACCTAGTGCGAGTATCCGAGCATCACGCTTGATGAGATACAGGATACTCATGGCGTAGATGACGAAGCGGGTCGTTGCAGCGACCCTATCCTTGGCCGATTGAAAAGATGTTGGCCAAAACTCGAAAAGTTTGTCCTTGCGAAATATCTCGTGAGGATCCATCTACTATTTACTTCTTACTTTTTTTCTGACGAGAGCCGCTTGCTACACGACGCTGGGGCTGAGGAGCCGCCATCCCGGGGAACCCGCCTCCGCCCATCATTCCAGACAAAAGACCGCTCAGAGCCGACGGGTCAAAGGCGCCGCTCTCCGCGCACTTCTTGGCCGCGGCCTCGATAGCCCCGAGCGTCTCTGGCGGGAACATGGACAGAGTCATGCCAATCATGTACATACCGTTCAAGTGATTCCAGATAGCCTGCTTGGCCTGGTCGGAAGCGCCCTCCCAGACTGGTCCAAAGGTCATTTGCTTGATGAAGGCTGGGTCGCGAGTCGTGAGACCCTTGGTATCAATCTTCATAAAGGCGTCGAGCGGGCCCCGGACAGAAGACTCGCGAGCAGCAACAAACTCCGCCTTGAAAGCCTTCACAGACTCGTCATCAGGGAAGGCACCCTCAAGGTCACCGATAAAGTCAGCATACAACTCGTTAAACGCATCTAGGGAACTCATTTGCAAATAAAGTATTTTTATTTTTTAAGTGTTAATAGTATGAACTCTAATAAAACAAGGGGAATTACAGTACGCTCTGTACCAAATATAGGCGGTAACGCGTCAAGAGGAATCTCTGTACGAGCGGTCGCCAACAATAACTGGGTCAGAAACACGCCGAGGGGTATCGCAGTATCCAATAAGAATGCAAACAACTGGATTAAGAATGCACCAACAGTTGTAGGACAAAATTTCAAACCATGGTTTAAAACACTCGTGAATATAAATAGGCCCGTCATTAGATCAAAAAATAATATTTCGGCCGTTATCAATTCGGCCCGGGCCAAGGCTGGACTCGAACTCTATTCTCGTTTTAAAGGATTTTATATTAACGCTCATGGGTTTTGCTCATTAAATAGTAAAAAATTTACAATTCCCAAAGACAAGGCGGTTTTATTTGTAGGCCAGTCTGGCGAGTTGGTGAACAACGCTAAGGCGCGAAACCTTGAAAGAACACTATTGAGAAATAATGGAAGAATAAAATCATTTATTTCAGGAACATCGTCTATTCTAAAACACCTCAAGTATGGGAACCACAAGGGCCGTCTCTATCTGCCTGGTGAGCAAATATACGAGCACACCATGCACTTGACGAGAAGTAAAAATACTTTTAGAAAATCAAACAACTGGAAAAATACAAATATTAATAATGAAAATTTATTAAAATTAGCATCGATTGAGCAATCTCAAATAGGTCCATCTTTTGGTCACATATGGAGACTTCCCCTGCAGCCTGGTTACAGTTCCCAAAATCCCTTTACCTTTTCAGTGAATAAAAATAAAATTCTTTGGAACTTGCCAACTCTTCTGTCACGATCACCAAACGCAAGAAATAATGGCGAGCGGTACAGAATGCGGCGCCAACTACAAAAGCTCTCGACCATTCTACGCGAAGGGCCTCCAGGAGTTTATATTGTAGGAACATGTCGCCAAGATGTCATTATAAATAATAATGCAAATATAAATAATAATAATAGTCCAGTCATAAACTACCAAAACCTTTTGAAAATGGAAAGGGGTGGTTCGCAAGTACAGATAAATAATTCGGCCCGAAAGTTCTTTACCAACGTAAAGAAGCAAAACACAACAAACGCTTCATATGTGCCAGCGATTCGCAACACATCCGCCTTGCGCGCATCGCCCTACTAAAAAGGTTCAAGACTAACAGACTCTCTGTGTCCTGAACCTTGCGCGACTATAAAGTAGACAAGGATCGCCACGAGCACGGCGGGCTTTGCGTACTCCGAATTTGGCGCGTTCGTCTTCCCATTTAGCTTATTCTTTCCCATGAGGTAGACCACGGTGACGACTGCTGCAATTGCGGCGGCGCTTATGGGCTGACGTAGGTAATGGTCCATTATTACTGTTGGGCAGGATTTTTCATAGTCTCTGGCGCGCTAGGAAAGAGCTCCTCCTTGTGAGGGGTCTGGTTGACTGGCGTAACGTTAATCGTCTTGGACCCTCCAGGAGTTTCATCAGGGTTGGGCAACTCGCCCTCGTCAAGAGGCGTCCCTGCAGGCGGCGGGCCCTCTGAAGCATCGAGAGCAGCCTCCATATCGGGTTCCTGGTGAGTATCCTGTATAAGATCCTCTCCAGGCTCCTCCTCGGGCTCCTCCTCTTCACCCATGTTGAAATCATCAATATTTTTAGGAAAATAGTTGTCCATGATGGCCTCGAGTGGAACGAGATTCTCTATAGTCTCACGGATGCACTTGGTGAAGCGCCTCGTGAGTTCCTCACGACGCTCACTCGGAGACCTCTCCTCCGTGATGACGTAGGGATCATCATATACGTCCCGGGCGCACTCGATAAAGGACGTGTGGACAAAGACGTCGTTGCTCGGCAACTTTAAATTTATTTTCTTTGAAGATTTGTCTATACGGATTGCACTCAAGATCTTCACGTGAATGACGAACACGGCGGCTATGAGCCGAGGGAACAAAGGGCAAGCCTTGAGGATATTAGCCACGTGCTCCTTGACCTTGACGTTCGACCACTCGCCCTTGATCTTACGAAGGTTCTGGCGATAATTTTCAAGATATTTTCGATCCTTGGTCTCCTTTTTTGTGTCTTCCCACATAGTCACCAGGACCTCGATGATTTCCGGGAGCATAGCATCCACGAGTTTCCTCGAGTAGCGTCTCTCTGCGTCATTGAGAACTTCCATTAGTAATATATTCTTTTTTACTTTTTCCTCAACTGCGCGGCAACCTTTTGCATGTTCGCAAGTCCAGCAAAGAGGTCGTCTCCGGGTTCGGCCACCGGCAGCACAGTTCGGGGAGCTCTGGGCTCCGCTTTGGCGGCCCTGTCCCATCTGACTATGTACTGGCCAGTTTCGAGTCCTTGTTCCACTTGATATCCAGCAAGGACTAGCTGTCTCTTCAGATACCAGAGCGCTTCATCGTAAGGATACATGGGAAACCCGAGAACCATTGGCGGCACCTGGAGGGTCGCCGATTTCTCACGCCGTTCTGCAGCCGCCTTGACTTTTCTTGAAAATTGTTCAAGAATATGTTTATATGTATTTTTGCGTATGGCATTCCTGGCGCGATCGCGCTCGGCAATATCCCCTGCAGATATCATCTAATAAGGGTATTTACTTTCTGATGAGCAGGTCTACGCGAGTACGTTGGTCGTGCCCGGAAGCTCGCCAAACTGTTGCATGGTCTGCCTCATCTGGAAACCCAGAGAATCGCGGATATCGGCGTAGCTCTGGTACTTGTCGGGAGTGAAGCGATCAAACACGCCGCTGGCCGAAGGGGAGCTTGTGTGGGTATTTTTCATGAGGTTCACAATTCCCTCGGGAGATACTGCCGCGGTCACATCATATTGCTCTCCAAAAAACCCTCGAGTATCCAGAAACATGAAGCGGGCATCGTAACTCGTTCCTCCCTGAGGGTCGGAAATGGGATTTATATACACAGTATTTACTGGCTGAAGCCACGGAGCACCTGCCTGAATTTTCTCAACAATGGCCTGTATTATACTCCGGGGCACAGCCGGAGTGTTACTGGGTACGATGGGGTCCGCATATTTTGCCGTCAGGGAAGAGGTGTTCCAGAAGAGGTACGCAGTCACGAGGGCTACGGCTCCAAGAATGGCCACGTCTGCCTTCATGTGTTAATAGTGCCTTTTAAAAAAAATACAAAAGATCAATGGCACTCTTGGTGTTTAGTGACAAATGTCAATATTCTTTTGAACTTTTAAACTTTATAAAGTCAAACCCAACCTTGGGTCCCATGATAAAGTACCACAACGTGTCAACACACGGGAGACCTGCGAATCCCAACGTCAAGCGGGTCCCAACCTTGGTAACCTCAGATGGGAATATCCTCGTGGGTGGAGAAGTTCGCAACTGGCTAGAGTCCATGATACCCGTAGAAATTGAAAACTGGTCGGCAGGGGGTATACTCGCCGCCTCTCTCGACGGGGGAGATGGCGGCCGAGACATGTTCGAACTGGATTCTTACGGAATGAGTATGCAGCCTATGCTCACTCCAGAACTCAAGGCGAAGATGACCAAAGATGTCAAGGATGCTTATTCATCAGGTGTTGGCAGTTAAAAGAAACATGGACTCACTTGGCAGGATGCATCTACGCACTATTCAGGCTAATGCTATTAAAGGCATTTTCGAGGTTCTAAAGGACATTATCAACGATGTGAATGTGTACTTTAGCCCAGAAGGCCTGAAGATCCTGACTCTTGACACGGCCAGAGTCACCCTTGTTCACATGAATCTAATGGCTGAAAACTTTGAAGAGTATTCTTGTCCAAAGGAGATTACTGCAGGTCTCAACATGGCCAACACCTTCAAGCTACTCAAGTCGGTCGGTCCTACAGATACGTTGACTATGAATATCAACGGGTCTGAGCTTCTCGAGTGTATCATAGAGAACACGGCCAAAAAGTCTAAAACAACTTTTAGTCTAAAGCTCTTGGATATAAATGAAGATATTCTGGATGTTCCTGAGATTTCCATGGACGTCATCACAACTATGCCAAGCATAGACTTTCAGCGGATTGCACGAGACATGGGCAACTTGGCGACGGACATGGACGTGTACCGCGAAGGCCCCCATCTCGAGCTCTCTTGCGAGGGAGACTTTGCAAACCAGAAGACGGTCCTCGAGTTTCCGGACTCTTTTCCTCAGAGGATCGGCGCAACCTATAATCTGCGGTACATCAACATGTTCACCAAGGCGACAAGTCTCTGCTCATCTGTTCAGCTTATGCAAGATTCATCGGATGAAAATATGCCAATAGTTTTCAGATATGGAATTGCAAACTTGGGCGACGTAAAGTTCTACTTAGCACCACGAGTTGACGAGTCTTAAACAATTAAGAGAATATTTTGATAATGGAAGCCAGGTTCAACGAAAAGGTACGTGAGTTTCAGGCCCGAATAGAAGAAGCAGAAGGTCGGGCCAAAAGTGCCATCCAGGACGAGATGTACGAGTACATGGCACAGACAGCCCCCTTTATCAGAGAATATCATCACGGAGAAGCGGTAGTAGAATCTAGTACAAAGAAGGTTGCGGGCGTACAGATCAGTTCCCGCAAGGGAGTCCAAAGAGAGGATATATATAATGCATATCTTGTTCAGGTAGAGGGCGAGTACGACAAGAAGGTTGGTCGGCGAGGAGAACCGTCCGACCCTCTGTGCAAAGGTTGTGGAAAAAAGTTTACAAAATATTTAGATGAGGCCCAGAGCCACGAGGTGTGTCACAACTGCGGGTTGACGGAGTACGTGCTTTCGGAAGAGGTGGGTTTCAAAGAGGAGCAAGAGATGGAGAAGAATATTGTTTATTCTTACAAGCGAGAGAATCACTTTAACGAGTGGGTCAGTCAGTTTCAGGCCAAGGAGTCGACGAGCGTGCCCCCCGAGGTCATAGACGAGCTCCGGCTCGAGTTTAAGAAACAAAAGGTCAAGGATCTTTCAGAAATTACTCACGAGAAAGTCAAGTCTCTCCTCAAGAAACTGGGCCGCTCGCGCTTCTATGAGCACGTGCCTTACATAACGACGATTCTCAACGGGATACAGCCTCCAACGATGAGTCAGGCACTTGAAGCCAAGCTCAGACTCATGTTCCATCAGATTCAAAAACCCTTTGAGAAACATCGGCCAAAAGACCGAAAAAACTTTTTGTCTTATTCTTACGTACTTTACAAGTTTTGTGAATTGCTTGGCGAGGATGATTTCTTGCCCTGTTTTCCTCTCCTCAAGTCAAAGGAGAAACTGTACAAGCAGGATGAAATCTGGAAAGGAATCTGTGAAGAACTCAAGTGGGGATTTTACAAGACAATTTAGTGAGAGCGCTTCCGCTTTCCCAGGCCCATCAGCGCCCCAGCCGCCGAGTGGGCGCGCCGAGCGTTTGCCGACATCTTGGCCGCCTTGGCAGCCTTGGCCGCCACGCTATTCGCCTTGTGGGCCATCTTCAGGTACTCCTGCTTCTCCTTGAGAGTCAGGGGGGCGTTAGACTTGCGAACCTTGCTAATGAGACCCTTTACCCGTGTCTCCTCAGCTTTTACTGCTTGGCGTTTCTTATAAGATATGTGCGCCTTCTTTAGTCTTCCACCTACAGTTCGCAGACGGGCCGCGCTCCTCCCAAGGGCGCTCATGACCGCCGTGGATGCTCGCCGCGTCGCAGATGCAAGAGCCACCGCACCGGCCCGCACAGTCTTGATGCCGTGACCTATCGCGTTCTGTACACTCACGATCATTCCTATAGCCTGCTGGGCCTTTGTCTGGCCGGCCCGGTACAAAGCGGCTATGACCTTGGCCGAGAGCTTGATGAAAATCTTGGCCGTTCCGACCGTCATCTTGACGCCAACTTTAGCTACGACGAGAAGCGCTTTGGCAGCCTGCACTATAGGTGGGCCAAAAAGACGCACCCCCTTTTCAACAATAAAAAGACACAAAAGAACCATGAAAGTATAAAATCCAAACCGGGCGTATGGGGCGACCCGGGTGACCCAAGCCGCCACATCGGCGCTCACCTGCGTCGCTAGGGCCACGATGGCTGCAGAAGAGGCTGCGTTCAGCCCGCCAGGTGGCATCTGCACGGTAACTTGGGGAGCGGCGGCGCGAGCACCCAGAATACCCGCGGCCGTTCGGACAGCCGCGCCGCCCATGGCTGCCGCCAACTGCATTCCACCGGTATGCCCTCCTGGAATTATCGCCATTTACTTTTTCACAACTTTATATTTTGGGTCAGTCTTGAATCGGCTCGCAAACTTGACGCGGACCCACTTGGAGTCCTGCTTGTAGATGCGACTGGCCCGGGGCAGGTGGCCCTTGGTCAGCGTGCTGATGGCCACGAGACGACGCACGACGGCCCGAGGCTCCTCCTTGCCCGTGTGGACCGCTTTGCTGAGCGCCTTGTGGCGGTCCTTGGTCGCCTCGACTGGGTGGTAGCCGTAGCGCGTCAGCATCCCCTTCTTGAGGGGGCCGATGCGACGCAGAGGCTGCCCGGCAGTCCCCACATCATAGGCCGGGACTGCCTTGACGCGGGTCTTGCTCGCCTTCCGGATGTACGAGTACGCCTTCCGGCCCTTGCTCGCCTTGACGAATATGCGCTTCGATCCATTCTTCCGCACGTGGCCGGATCGGATGGTGTGCTGCATTTACTAGGGTCTGAGATTTTTGTCCGTCGCAGAAGAGCCTGAGGCGGTCTGCACCAAAGTCAAATACATCGACTTGCGATACATCCACATGATAGGCCTGAAAAGGACATTTGTGACGCAGCCTAAGAGCTGAACTAAATATATTCATTACAAAAGTTGCTAAATTTTTTGTAGGCTTGGGCGGGGACGGCGTTGTGCGGATCGCCAGAGTCTCGGAAGGATCCATGCCTATAAAGGGCATGGCCGGAACCTCTTCTTGCGTCGCGCCATCCACGTATCGCCACGGGCCTATCAGCACAGAAGAGAAGAGAAAAGGCAGGGCGACCGATGCACAGAGGGCATTTATCACCGACTGTCCCGGATGGGATTTCCATGAAAAATATTCAGTCTCGCATCTATCGACACAAAAAGCTGATATGTAAAGATCCACTGGGCGGACCTTGTAAAGTTGTTCAAAAGTCATGTCATGTTTTCCAAAACTTTTTAAAAATATTGTTTGAAAAAGTTTTTGAACCCGTTCAACTGGAACCAATCCAAAGTTTGACAATAAATTTTTAATGTTTGGTTTCATGACAGTCTTGATGGGAACCTTGAGGGAAAAGTCGAGCATTTCTGGAATGTCGCCCTTGAAGACGACCCAGAGAAGCGCGAGGATGGCGCCCGAGCTCGCCCCACTCAAGGCTCGGACGCAGGAAGTGTCAATTTGTGACAACTTTCCTAGGAATAAATAAAAAGCCATGGCCCCTGGACCTATCACGAGGTTCTTGGGTCTCATTAGTAATAGGCAGGAAACAAAATTCTTAAATAAGAAAACACTACAAGGAACACGAGCCCCTTGCAGACTATGGCGGTTGGGGCTTCAAGAGGCAAATGGACGAGTTCGAGCAAGATTGTTAGTATACCCGGAACGATAATGTCAGCTTTTGTAACGTTATTCTTTAGAACATATTTGATTATTATCCACGAAAGAAGTGGTACAAGAAGAAAGGAGAGTCCGTGGGTGCTTTCCGAAACCTGACTAATCATAAAAAGTGTAGCGGGAACAGCCACCTTTGGCGCTGCCAGATCTGGTAGCATTTACTTTAGGTTTACATTAAAATATAACCGTTGCGATTCCTATCACCAAACGGATTAAGTTTTACCGGCCTGTCCATGGACTTCTTGAGCCAGCATTGGCTATTTACGTTGTCTCTCACGAACCCCGTGCAGCCCGGAGTATCCTGACACCACTGTGCGCATCCCGCGCGGCTTATTGGCATTATGTCCTTTATGTCATTACCTGGGTAGTCGGTCATAACGTGGCGCTCCCAGACGCGATTCTGGATGGCGCGAGACTCGTACCCTGACATTCCTGAGCAACACAGGAAAATGAGGAGGACGAGAATGACCGAGGCTAGCATGAGGGACTTCATTTATTATAGGCTTACATTAAAATATATCCGTATCTGTCCTGGATGATGGCTGACCGGGTGCCCATGTCGCTCTTGAGCCAGCACTGGCCAGTCATGTCGTTCCGCACGAAACCCATGCACCCCGAAGTATCCTGGCACAACTGCGCGCATCCTGCACGGCTGATTGGCATCACGTCCTTGATGTCATTACCCCCATAGTCCGTGTGCGCGTTGCGGTCCCAGATGCGACCCTGGATGGCAACAGACTCGTAACGCGACCTTCCTGAAAAGTACAGAAAGGCCAAGAGAACGAGAATGACCGAGGCTAGCATGAGAGACTTCATTTTAATTTAACTCAATATAATATTTCAACCAAGTCTGAAAACTCTGCGGATCGAACATGTTCTTGAATATCATTTTCCGCCACAAACTCATAACTGCCTGGCTGATGACGCAGTCTGACCAGAATAGATGGGGCTCGTGGAGAAGCTTTGTGTATTCCGCAACTCCGTAGCGCTTTTTCACTCGATGACATCCATCGTAAACAAATTCCTGAATTTTTGTAACATCGGAATAAATTTCATCACTAAACATCGCTTCCCAGTCTTCTGGGTCCAAGGGATCTGGGCTCTCTTCACGGTCAGAGTCGGAGTGGACCTCCTGGTCTGGCCGCCTGAACAGAGCGTCGCGCGAGTACTCGTCACCGAGACCCATTTTAGTTAACTTTATAGAGTTTCTAGACTTTAAACCTGGTTATTTTTGAGCCCCGTGACACTTACCGAAGTTACATCCTTGGTTGGCTGGGCAGCCTCAATTGCCTCAATTGCCTGGTCCACGCGCGCTCCATCATTATTAAAGTAATTCAAGAGGCCCGTGCGAATAACTTGCTTCGTGATGGCCCCCTTGGACTTTTTCTTCTTGAGGTTCACTTTGACCGTATCCTTGACCTTGACCGTATCGATGTCATTCGTGTCCATGTGCTGGGTAATCTGCGACTTGAGTTCCTTCTCGCGCTTGTTTAGTGCAGCGAGGTCTTGGCGAGCAGCGGCCAAAGTGAGCTTTAGACCAATCCATTCCTTCATGGCTTCAGAAAAGTCCATTTTCTATTATTCGTGAAAGAATTGAGCATAATCAAGCGCGGCTAACGGCGGTACCGATGGCGCATGTGCTCGGGGACTGTGGGTGCTGTGGATAGAGGCGTCGATGTTACCGGCGATGTAACAGCCGGAACGGGAACCGGGGCTGAAGCACCTGGTGGAGGGGGTGTTAGGTTTGCCGATTGGGCAACCATCGTTGTAGGGACTCGAGCCACTGGCGCTGGAGAAACCATAGTCGTCACAGGGTTGGAGGCTGCCGCCAGCGTGGTGACGGGCTGGGCGACAGGCATCATCGTAGTCACCGGAGCCGCGGTCGCCATCGGGGCGACAACAACCGGAGGCGCTACTGGAGTCGTAGCGTAACCCGAACCACCGACGGTGGTCCATGCGAGTACTATAACAAGTCCCAAAATCACCCAAGGAAGAATCTGTCCCGCCTTCATTAATATTTATAAGTTATTTTTTACTGATACTCCGGGCTAATCTCAAAGTGTGGGCGCATAGTATCCGGAGGAATGGTGCTGAGGTTAAAGATGGATACTGGGGTGCGGGGGTTGATGGGCTCTGAGCGGAAGTCGCGGTTGGCGTTGCGCAGAACGCCGCCAATCGTTTCTGGGTAGCCAATCTGGCTGCGGGGGTCTAGGTAGTTCTGGCCCTTGAGGATGGCGTCTGGTGCAAACTTGCCAAAGTCCTCCATGACTGTAACCTCGCGGGGGATGAGGCCTGCTGCACTCACGTCATAGTCCATGCCATTTGCAGCCATGGGGCCTGCGGGGGCGGCGTTGTAGGTTGCGCCGGGGCGATCAAGGTCAGCGCCTGAAGGGCCGGCATAGTAACTGGGCTTGGGCCAGAATAGTGCGGCCAAAAGTACCACGAGCAGGACAATCGCCACTACAGTCTTGCGGGGAGGCATTTGTTATTATGTGCATACTTTTTTCTGGAGGAGCTAGTCGACATAGTCGGACGGATCCTCGTCCTCGGCCTCGACTTCATCCTCGAACATGTACTGGGTCGGGAATGAGGGCGGGCGGGCTCCACCGCGGACACGGGCCTGGACAACACGCCAGACCGGACCGAAGGACTTCTTGAGAAACCACAGACCAGCCAACTCAACAAAGAGATCGCACTGGGAGCCCGGCTCGACCGCCGAGAGCTCGATTGGCTCCTTCTGACTGTTGAAAACCTTGGTCACCACCTCCCCCTTGAGCTTCGCCAGACTGGCGCTCAAGCACCCGTCCGTGATGCTTCCCTGAAAGGCTCCCTGGATGGTCTCGTCGCTGAGCTCGCGCCCAAACCACGCCACCTTGGACTCCTTGGCCTTGGCCACAATCTCCTCATCAATTGCCGAAAACTTATCCTCCGGAACCTCGATTGTCATAGACGAAGTCAGGCCCTCCTGGACCTTGACGTTGTTCAACTGGAGCATCTGGCCGGTGATCTTCAGAAAGTAACGACCATCGGGCAACTTCTGGGGCGACGAGAACTGCATTATGGTTTACTAACTAAAATATTCTTTAAGATTAATGTGCAGCATAGACTGCCAATGTTTGCCGGGTCCAACTGGAACATTCTGCGGCTGGATAGGGAAGGCGGATGGCATCGTTCGTCCCTGTGATCCTGGGTGCTGTCAGCCCAAGTGCGACGGCCCGCCCCCTTCCGAGTTGAGTCAGTACCAAGCGACAACCGGAGTGGGCCTCCCTCCCAGGTTTGGTTACAACTTGATGACGAGCGAGAGAGCTACAAAATTTAAACTTGAATCTGATTTTGAAAAAATTCAGCCCAACTATGGGCCCCCTTATCACATACGTTTCTTCTGGTTACTTTTTCTCGTAGGAGTGATGGTTCTCATGGCTCTGTTTCTCATATAAAGACTCCGGGGCCCTGTATAATAGAAATGGCCACCCTAGACTCCCTTGCTCTTGATATCGCTGCTGTGCAGAAGGACCTGAAGGCCCTGCGGAAGATGGTCCGCAAGGTCATCGGGGACATCGAGGATCCTACTGGCGAGAAGAAGGAGGCTCGTACCAAGAATAATGGTTTCAACAAGCCCCAAGTTGTGACTGATGCCCTGCGTTCTTTCCTGAATCTGGGCCCGGACGAGATGATCTCTCGTTCTCAGGTGACCAAGGCGGTGAATGCTTACGTTACGGAGAAGGACCTGAAGAAGGGCCAGAATATCACGCTGGACGCCCCTCTGCAGTCCCTGCTGAGCCCTCCTGAGGGCACGCAGATTACTTTCCTGAACATTCAGAAGTTTCTGAACCAGCACTACGTGAAGCAGGTTACCCCAAAGGAGCCCAAGGCACCCAAGGAGCCGGTGGCGACCGAGAAGCCCGCCCGCCCAAAGGTGAAGAAGGCCGCGCAGTAGAATGTTTTGCGAACATGTTCCGTTCTCTGCTTCTCAGCTTAAAAATATAGATAGTGTAATAATAAAAGATGGAGGTTCCAACCGGTCCTCCCAGAAGTGCCTTGGACGCACTTGTGGGAACTAAGGTGAAAAATACAGACTATTATCTTCGGGCATTCACCCATAAATCAGCGCTCAAACGGTACGAGGGCCTAAAGTCCTCGTATGAAACGCTCGAATTTATGGGTGATTCTGTGCTAGGTTTTGTAGTAACAAAGTGGCTCTTTGATCGCCACGAAAAGGAGCAAGAGGGATTTCTGACCAAGGCTCGCACAAAGATGGTCCGCGGGACAACTCTGTGCGAGATTGCCAAGGAACTCTCCTTTGATAAATGGATTCTCATGGACGAAAAGGGTATCCGCAACGGGTGGAACACCAACCCCAAGATTCTCGAGGATGTTTTTGAGGCTTTCGTGGGCGCCATATATCTTGACCTTGGGATGGTTTATGCAAAACAATTTATTTTAAAATCTTTTGAAAAAATTGAGACGGATGTAAACTTTGACGACAACTACAAAGATCAGCTCATGCGTTGGTGCCAGGCGGAGAAGATTGACCTGCCGGAATACAAGGTTGAGGGAAATGTCAACGGAATATTTGCGGTGTCATTAATAGTAGATGGTTCAAAGATGGGCTGCGGGTACGCAAGTACAAAAAAGCAGGCTGAACAAAATGCAGCCGAACTCTTACTTAAGACGGACAAGCGGTTTAAAGTCAGAGGGCCAGATGCCGAGCATCGATCCAAAAGTAGCGGAACTCCTGAACAGAAAGTACTTTGAGCAAAGAAGTGAAGAATGGCTCGCTCTCCGCGAGAATATGCTCACGGCCAGTGACGTTGCGAGCGCCCTAGGACATAACCGTTACGAAAAACCAGATGATCTTTTAGTAAAAAAAGTTTTGAAAAAGGCTTGGGCCGGCAACGCGGCAACAGCTCACGGGACACTCTTGGAGCCGGTCGCGCGAGACTTGTACGACGCGAGGACCGGCCGCAAGACCCACGAAATTGGCCTCGTGCAGCACCCCAAGTATCCTTTTCTAGGAGGATCGGCCGATGGAATCACCGAGGATGGCCTCTTGGTCGAGATAAAGTGCCCCCTGACGCGCAAGATTGAAGACAAAGTCCCCGAGCACTATCTTCCTCAGATTCAACTCTTGCTCGAGATTCTGGACTTTGAAGACTGTGACTTTGTGCAGTACCGGCCGGCGACTGTCAAATACGTGAAGACGAAGGGGCCGTGCGAAGAGGACGGGAACGTCCCATGTCCTGCCGAGGTCGCCGTCCCTGAGATATTCATGGTAACCAGAGTTACCAGAGATCGAGCCTGGTTCGAGCAGCACATCAAAACTATGCAAGAGTTTTGGGATCGAGTCGAGAACTCGAGAAAAAACGGGTTATGTGAGGTTGAGTGGGACGAACCCCCTGCTCAACAAATAGATTGCGAAGTTGTAGAGGATGAGCCTCAAGACTGCTCCGAGCCTTGGGTGGAAATGCCCACACAAGCCCAAGTTTCTCACTTGCAAAGAGTGCCAGGGCAACTTCTGTGCGAGGTGCATTCAGCTTGAGGTGCATTATTGCCCCAATCTGGAAACACGTGCTAAAAGTGAAAAAGATGTGTTGTTTAATAAGCTCGTCAGGGTTGTAGCGGATAAGGTCTTGCGGATCTAACGCTTCATCTGTGTAACGGCAAAGGCCACAAGGGCCAAGAGTGCCACGAGCACAACTGGGTTTGGGCCGCCCGCCCCCATGCGCCGCCTGATGTAATCAGGCAACTTCCGGGACCCGATAAAGTCTTTATCATAGACGTAGTTAAAGTTGATATCGGGGCGGACCCATGTGAGCTTGCCGTCATCCCGCTCATATTTGCGGGCCGGGAAGGCGGGGAAGGGAGCTGACGGCTTGGCCGGCATCGTGTTGAACCACATATTGCTGGCATCATTCAGGGCCATGACGTTAAAGTCCTTGAGGTCGCGGTTCGTGTCTAGGCGGTCAGACGCGACCGAAGTGTCATAGGGGCGCGTGAAGGTGCCGTCTGGCTGCCAGTTGTGCGACCCGTCACTAGACACGCCGTAAGTCCCGGTCCACGTGTAGGGGTTGAAGCGGTTGATGCTCAGGTCATCGTCTTGCATAAGCGCCGTGGCCATTAATAGATGCCGACATTTTCTTTGTAGATCTTGCCCTGGACTTTTTCACGATGAAGGGACCACATCTCGTCAAGGTCAATATTAAGCATACCTGCAAGTTGGAACAAGTAACTGAAGACATCACCCATCTCCTGAGTCACGTCAGTCCCCTTGTCCTTCTTGAGTCCGGTCTTGCGATAGGTCCTTAGCATTTGACGTATCGCGCTGGCCAACTCGCCGCTCTCTTCTGTGTAAAGCATCCATACAGTACTTATCGTCGCCTTGTCCCAACCCTTGTGCTTGCACATTTGCATAGTCTCATCTCGATACTGATTCATAGTTGGTATACTAGGCTAGAATCTGTTTAACTGGGCAAGGGGGCGGCGGAATCTGATGACGAAGAATATGCAGACGAAAAGGAGAACCATCTCAGTCGCTAGCTTCCAGTTCTCTATCGTCTCCTTGCTGGCTCCTCGGGCCGCCACCCGTGGCTCGACGACCGCGCTACTGAAGAGGCGGATGGCCCGGTCAATCGCGAAGAAAATGAAGAATCCAATAAGGATATCGTCAAGAGCCTTCATGTACTAGAATCCAAATTTAAAATTCTGGGGCAGCTTGTTGCCATAGGTGCTGGTGCTGGTGGGCCGTGGGTCGGGAACGGGGTTGGCCATAATGTCCCGAATATAGACGAGCTGCTGAAGAACTCCCGTCTCGACAGTCTGCGCCGCCTCCGTTACAACCGCGCGATTCATAGCGTCAAGTTGAAACTTGACGTTGGTGTTGGGGTCTCCGCGCATATTCACAAAAACCTTCTTCATCAAGAACTGGAGGTCAGCGTCATTCTGGCGGTCAATCGTGTAGCCCGTATTCGCCTTGACTTTCTGGATGATTCCCTGATGGATCTGTTCCCGGTTAAATTCTGAGAAAAAGGCGGTGTCTAGCGGCGTAGGTAGATACTTGGTCGCCATTACTAGAGGGCGGCATAAAAAAATAGACCACTTGTAATGCAAATGAAAGTCCTCAAGCGCGATGGTTCCGAGGAGGAGATGCTCTTTGACAAGGTCACTTCGCGGATCCGCAAATTGTGCAAAGGACTGGATGTAGCCCCAGACCGGGTAGCTCAAAAAGTTTTTTCAAATATGTATGATGGAATTCATACAAGCGAAATTGACTCACTAAGTGCCGACGTGGCCATAGACCTGATGACTGAAAACCCCGATTATGAGACTCTTGCGACTCGACTGACCGTGAGTAACATGCACAAGACGAGCCCTGCGTGCTTTTCGGATTGCGCGCTGGCCCTGCACAAGAAGGGCCTTGTAAGCGCCGAGTTTATCAAGAATGTGACCCTGGCCTTAGACTCGGAGATTGTTCACGAGAATGATTATTCTTATGGGTTTTTTGGTCTCAAGACTCTGCAGAGGAGCTACCTTCTTCCTGGAGAGACTCCTCAGTACATGCTTATGCGGGTCGCTCTCGGTATTCATGGCGGGGATTTGATACGTGTCCGTGAATCTTATCGCCTCATGTCGGCAAAGTACTTTACTCACGCAACTCCTACCCTTTTCAACGCCGGCACAAGCCGTCCCCAGATGAGCTCGTGCTTTCTCGTAGCCATGAAAGATGATTCAATAGAAGGAATTTACGATACTCTCAAAGAGTGCGCTCAGATTTCCAAGTGGTCGGGCGGGATCGGCATCCACTGCTCGAATGTCAGGGCCCGCGGAACGGCCATCAAGGGCACGAATGGGGTCGCCGATGGGCTCGTGCCGATGCTCAGAGTCTTCAATAACACCGCCCGCTACGTGAACCAGGGGGGCGGGAAGCGCAAAGGATCTTTCGCCGTTTACCTCGAGCCATGGCATGCGGATGTACTTGAGTTTCTGGACCTGCGCCTGAACCAGGGTGATGAAGAGGCGCGGTGCCGTGACCTCTTCACGGCCCTTTGGATTTCTGATTCGTTTATGAATGCTGTTGAAAAGGACCACGACTGGTGGCTCATGTGCCCCCATGAGTGCCCGGGTCTGCAGGATGTTTACGGGCCCGAGTTTGAAGAGCTCTATGCCCGTTACGTCATCCAGGGCAAGTTCCGCAAGGTCCTCAAGGCTCGGCAAATCTGGGACTCCATTCTCCGCTCACAGATCGAGACTGGCACGCCCTACATGTGCTACAAGGACTCGGTCAACTCCAAGTCAAACCAGAAGAATATAGGGACCATCAAGTCAAGCAACCTGTGCACGGAAATTATGGAGGTTTCCGGGCCAGACGAGACGGCCGTTTGCAACCTGGCCTCCTTGAGTCTTCCCGCTTTCGTTGAGAGCGGCTCCTTCAACTTTGCAAAGCTCCACGAAGTTGGTCAAGTTGTGACGCGAAATCTGAACCGAGTAATTGACCGAAACTACTACCCTACAGAGGCAGCCCGCGCGTCCAACCTTCAGCACAGGCCCATCGCCATAGGAGTGCAGGGGCTGGCCGATGTGTTTATGATGCTGGGCCTTCCGTTCGATTCCAAGCCGGCCCGCGATCTTAATGAATCTATATTTGAGGTAATTTATTGTAGTGCCTTGACGGCCTCGTGCCAACTAGCCAAAGAGGAGGGCCCCTATGCAACTTTCGTCGGTTCGCCAGCCTCTAAAGGTGTTCTGCAGTTTGATATGTGGGGAAAGGGCGCAGAAGGATTTGATGAAATCCGTGAAAGCATTCAACGGCACGGCCTCCGGAACTCTTTGCTTGTAGCGCCTATGCCGACCGCCTCTACTGCTCAGATCCTAGGGAACAACGAGGCCTTCGAGCCCTACACAACGAACTTGTATCTCAGGCGGACTTTGGCCGGAGAGTTCGTGATGATTAACAAGCATCTTGTTCGGGACTTGCAAAAGTTGGGTATGTGGTCCAAGGGGGTCAAGGACCAGATTATCGCGGCAAACGGTTCGGTTCAGGACCTCCCGGGCCTCCCATCCCGGCTCAAGGAGATTTACAGAACCGCTTGGGAAATTTCTCAAAAGAGTATTCTGGACATGGCTGCGGACCGGGGAGCTTTCATCGACCAGTCCCAGTCCCTGAACGTGTTTATGGAGAGTCCTACGACGGCAAAGCTTAGCTCAATGCACATGTACGGGTGGAAGAAGGGTCTCAAGACGGGCATGTACTACTTGCGGACCCGCTCCAAGGCGCAGCCCATCAAGTTCACCATCGACCCGGCTGTGCAAGCTGCCGCACTCGCGTGCTCTCGTGAAAATCCGGAGAGTTGTCAGATGTGTTCTGGCTGAGCCAGAACACGATGTTCGTTCGAGTTAAACAAAAACATTCAAAATAATTAAATGGATGAGTGCTGGAAGAAACTTCCGGACGAGCTCGCCCTGAAGATCGTGGACTTGACGGATGAAATTGATATCCGTAGGGCTTTTGGGTTACGACCCCGAAGGCTCGACCCCAATCGGGCCTGGCGTCTTGGGTACTTGCTTGGTTCACATGACGGTCTGGTCTATGACATGGACTCCAAGTCTCTGCACATATTCCGGATCCGGGGCTGTCACGTAGTACGCAGACCGATAGAACTGGATTATGTGGATAGATGGGATTATATGTTTAACGCGGCCGGAAAGTCGCACACAGTCGAGGTGACTTGCTCTTCTGGAGCGTATTGTTTCATTCCTAATGCAACTGATTACTTTTTAACAGAACTCAAGGTGCTCCTCAAAGGGTCGGGACTTGCGAGGGCCATCAATTACGCTGGTTCAACTTTTTGAGTTCTCCGTTGAAGAAATTAACCATCTGGGCATACTGATTGCGCATTTTTATAGCGTGGGCCTTCTTGGCCTCGAAGACGCTCCTCTTGGACTGGCTGGCGTTC